CAGCATCGGCGGGTCAATCACCCAGCGTATGGCAACTATCAATTACGAATTTATTTGCTACGTTAAAGGGTCTGTTATTGATTCAGCCCGCAACAATATTATCGAAGCAATAGAAGAAGGTCTTGATGTAGATCGTTTGCGTGGGGGCTATGCCCTTGATACGCAGATCACTAGAGTCGAGATAGATGAAGGTTCTATTGATCCCGTTGGTGGGGTCATTATTACGGTTCGCGTTTTGTATCAGTACACTCGCGGCACAACTTAAACACAACTAAAAGGTAATTATCATGGCGACTAAAACAGGCGCATCAGGTGTAGTAAAAATCGCAGCATCAGGCGGCTCTGTGGCCGTTGTGGGTGAGGTTCGTTCTTTCACGTTCGATGGTTCAGCAGATACCATTGAAGACAGTGTAATGGGCGATACCGCACGATCTTACAAGCAAGGTTTGAAAACTAACACAGTATCTATCGAATGCTACTGGGACGAAGCTGATGCACAGCAACTGATCCTAGACGAGCGCGCTGCTGTTGATTTTGAAATCTACCCTACAGGCACTGGTACTGGTGAAAGCTATTTCTCTGGTGGCGGTATTGTTACTTCTCGTTCAATCACTGGTTCTTTTGATGGCATGGTAGAAGCCAGCTTCTCTATTCAGTGCAGCGGAGCAATAACAGAAGCAACAGCTTAATTTAACAACTAGGAGAATAGTTATGGGTTTAGCAAAAGAGTTACGCAGTAGAAGAAAGCAGGAAGCAAGAGAAGTATTAGTTCCTGAGTGGGGTGATGATTCTGGAGCGTTTAAGTTGTATTGCAGGTCAATCACTTGCTATGACTTAGATCAGTTACAGAAGAAGCACCCTAACTTTCTTAACAACACCACCGTTGGCGCTATGGTGGATTTGATCGTTATGAAGGCAGAGGATGAGGGCGGCAGCAAGCTCTTTACTTCTGCTGAAGATCGCATCGATTTGATGGGCGAAGAAACTAATGTTATCAGTGAAATCGCTAACCAGATGTTTGCACAGATTGAATCTGTAGAGGCGGCCGAGGGAAACTAAGAAGCGATCAATCACGGATGAATTTATTATCCTTGGCTGATCGCCTTCACATGAGCATAGAAGAAGCAGAGCAAATGCCTGTCAGTCACTTCAATGAATGGCTGGCCTATTTCCAGATAATGAGTGAGAGCAATGGCTGAAAATGTAAACATTACGATACGGGCGTTTGATAAAACCAAGAAAGGTTTTGGTTCTGCTACCAAAGGCTTGAAGGCTGTAGCTGGCTCAGTGTTTAGCCTAAAAACCGCGCTTGTTGGCGTTGCTGGTGCGGCTGGTTTTGGATTGCTTGTTAAATCATCGTTGAACGCTACAGACTCTCTTTCCAAAACCGCTTCGAAGATAGGCACAACTACTGAGGCTCTTGGAGCTTTAAGGTATGCTGCTGACCTTACCGGCGTGGCTACTCAAACGATGGACATGGCTCTGCAAAGGTTTACGCGAAGAACTGCGGAAGCCGCTAAAGGCACTGGTGAAGCTAAAGGGGCAATCAAAGAGCTAGGAATCAATGCTAAAGAATTAAACAGAATGCCGCTAGACCAGCGCATGATTGTTTTGGCTGATGCTTTCCAAAATGTTAGTAGCGAGTCTGATAGATTACGTTTAGCCTTTAAGCTGTTTGACTCCGAAGGTGCAGCACTTGTAAACACTTTGTCGCAAGGTAGCGATGGCCTTAAAGCTATGTTGGGCGAGGCTAGATTGCTTGGCCTTACTATGTCTAGCACTGCTGCCAAGGGTGTAGAGGATGCGGTTGATTCACTAACTAAGCTGAGAAGTTTGTCAAAAGGCGTTAAAGATCAATTCGTTGCCGCGCTTGCCCCTGCGATTCAAGCAGTAACTGAAAAGATTACTAAATTCTTTCAGGAAATAGCAGCAGACGAAGGCGGGGTAGAAAAGTGGGCTAGAGGGATGGCAAAATCGTTTCTCGATGCAACTGTTGTTGTCGTTCAGTCACTAGCCACAATCCTGACAAATGTAGGCAAAACTTTTCAATTCTTTAAAGAGCAAGTTACTGGTTTTAAGGCTTGGTCTAGGTCTGCTGATTTAAAAGGTTTTGCAAAAGAAGCCGACATAGCATCAGACGCATTTACGAAGCTGGCTCAAGGCGGCACTCTTACAAGCGCAGATATTAAAGGTTTAGGGGGACTTAAAAATGGCGTTAAGTCCACCATCATGGATATATCTTTAAGATATTATGAACTTCAGGGTTTAATCGAAGAAATTGAAAGCGATATATCCGGCGGCAGCCCTATAGATTTCTCTAATGTAATTGACATTGAAAAATTCAAAGAAACAATCAACTCTTTAAAAGAGACTATAGGCGGTGAAGGAAAGGATAGTAGTATATTGAAGCCTTTTGAAGACGGGCTAAGTAATGTACAGCAAGCCTTTAAGGACTGGAAAACCACGGTAAAAGATACCGATGAGATTGTTCAATCATTTACCACAAATGCTTTAGACGGCATGACAGACGCTTTAACGGCTGGTATCACTGGTGCGGCAAACTTTGCTGATGCTATGAAGTCTATGGCCAAGAGTGTGGTAGATAGCCTAATTAAGATGCTGATACAGAAGTATATTGTTGATGCTGCTTTCGGTGCAATTACTGGTGCTATCAGTGGAGGGCAATCTGCAACAAACGCAGAGTTTGGATATGGCGGTTCTTTAGGTGGCAGTGATCCGTTTAGTTTTGCTGGTGGTGGCTATACCGGCATGGGTTCACGCTCTGGCGGTGTTGATGGTAAAGGTGGGTTCCCCGCTATACTGCACCCTAATGAAACTGTAATAGACCATAATGCTGGTCAGTCTATGCAGGGTGTTACTGTTAATCAAACAATAAATATCAGCACTGGCGTACAGCAGACAGTCAGGGCAGAAATTGCTACACTAATGCCACAGATAGCCAACGCAGCAAAAGGCGCGGTAGCAGATGCTAGACAGCGTGGCGGTGGGTTCAGCAAGTCATTAGTTGGAGCATAAGAAATGCCATTAGCTTTCCCCAACGTAGGCATTACATCAATCAACCTACGTTTAAAAAGAACCGTTGCGGTTACAGAGTCTCCTTTTACCTATGACCAGCAGGTGTACGCTCACCAAGGCGCTATATGGGAGGCAGAGGTTAGTCTCCCTCCTTTAACGCATGATGAGGCACGATCAGTAGAGGCATTTATAGTGGGCTTAAAAGGGCGTTCTGGTACGTTTACGTTCGGTCACCCTTTACACACAAGCACAGCCACAAGTACTACTTCTGGTACAACCGCTGTTAGGGCAGAGCAATTAACTACCACAGCGGGAGCAAGCGCAGTAACTGCTGGTACTTATTTCCAGTTAGGTGACTACCTGTACATGGCGACAGAAGATAAAGCGTCAGGAGCAGGCACTTTAAAGTTTCAGCCGCCCCTCAGAGCAGAAGTAACAAGCGGTACAGCATTAGATTTTACCCTACCAAAAAGCCTGTGGCGTTTATCGAGCAACGATATAGGCTGGTCTACTGATGCGGCCTCTATTTACGGGTTTAGTCTTGCCTTTGCGGAGGCTATCTAATGAGCAGAACATTAAGCACAGAAATGCAAGCGGTCGCTACTGCTGAGTTAGTACGCCCAGTCTATTTAGTAGATATGGAGTTTAGTTCTGGTAGCATTTATCTGTGGTCTGGTATGGGTGATCTTACCTATAACTCCAACACCTATCTTGGTGCTGGTGACCTTCTGTCTATTGGTGCAATCCAAGAAACCGCAGAACTAACGGCTAATGGCGCGACCGTAACGCTTGGCGGTATCAAGCAGTCTTTACTGACTTTGGCTAGAGATGAGCCATACCAAGGCCGACCGCTAATTATTAGGCTTGGCGCATTTGATGAAAATGGCGACTTGATAGCCAGCCCTGTAATTCTGTTTAGCGGGTTCATGGATATAATGACAATCGCAGATTCTGGCGATACATCTACCATTACCGTGACTGTTGAAAATAAGCTAATAGCATTTCAGCGAACAGCAGTTAGGCGCTACACGGCTGAAGATCAAAAGATCGAGCATCCTACTGATAAGGGTTTTGAATTCGTTGCAAAGATTCAAGAGAAAGAAATTGTTTGGGGTAGACCATCACCAGCTTCAATGACCCCAAGACAAGACTCAAGGATGGGGCGTTGATTAAGATAGCTCACGAAAGCCTGTTAAACGTAAAGGCAGAGCTGATCCCTTTGCTTGATAAGCATTGGGAGTTAGTGGCTTTAAACCAAGGCGAAATTAAGTTAAACCCTAACTGGAAAGAATACGCCAATCTTGATGCTGCTGGAATCCTTCGCATATTCACAGCACGAGATGATGGCAAGTTAGTGGGTTATTTTGTGTTGATGCTAAGTGAAAGTATCCATTATCAAGATCATCTTTTTGCAACTAACGATGTGATTTTTGTTTTGCCTGATAGTAGGGCTGGTGCGACTGGTTATAAATTGGTCAAGTTTGCAGAAGAGTATTGTCGAGAAGCTGGCGTTTCTTTAATGATGATCAATACCAAAGTTCACATTCCATTTGATAGCTTAATGATTGGTATGGGCTTTGATTTAATAGAACGTATTTATTCTAAATTCTTAGGGAAATAAAATGGCGATTGCAGCAGTAGCGGGATTGGCAACAGGGGCTTCAATATCCTTGACTGTTGGTACTATATACGGATTAAGTGCATTAGCTTCATTCGGTGTGGCTTTTGCAGTTGGCGCAGGGTTATCAATGGTTTCTCGCGCCCTTATGCCTACCCCATCAATGGGTCAGCAAATGTCTGGCACGACCATGACGGTAAGAGAGCCAGCATCAACTAGAAAGCTCGTATACGGTCGCACTAGGGTTGGCGGTTCTATTGTTTACTTAGACTCAACCGGCACAGACAACGAATATATGCACATGGTTATCGCTGTTGCAGGCCATGTAATTGATGGTTACGAAGAAGTCTGGTTTAACGATGAAAAGATATGGGATGGCGGTAGTTTTGTAGGTAGCTGGGCAACTTATGTTCATCTTGGATTATATGATGGAACACAGACAGCCGCAGACTCAACTTTAGTAACAGCTTCTACACAGTGGACTTCTAACCACAAGTTGCTAGATACAGCTTATATCTATGTTCGACTTAAATATGATGCAGAGCAATTTGCTAATGGCTTGCCTAATATATCCGCAGTAGTTCGCGGCAAGAAAGTTTATAATCCTGCTAACTCTACAACTGCTTTTTCTCAAAATCCCGCGCTTATCGTTAGGGACTACTTATTAGATTCTAAGTATGGCTTGGCTGAAGATGCTGCTAATATCAACGCCGCTTCTGTATCTACCGCCCAAATCTTATGTGATCAGGATGTATCGTTAAGCGCAGGCGGTACGCAAAAAAGATATGTTTGTGATGGGGTTATTGATACAGGTAATTCTAGAGAAGCTAACATTGAATCCCTTTTATCTTCTATGGCTGGTCGCTTAATTCATTCGGGCGGCGAATACTTTATATCTGGTTCGGCTTACGTTACGCCCACAGTTACTATAGATGAATCTGTATTGGTTGGCGCTATATCTACACAGACTAAACAAAGCAGACGCAGTATTTACAATGGAGTAAAGGGTGTATTTCTAAGCGAAGAAGATAACTATATTCTAGCTGATTACCCTGCTCAGATTAGCAGCACCTATAGCTCTGCTGATGGCGATCCTATCTATCTTGATATGCCATTGCCAACAACTACTAATAATGTAAGAGCGCAAAGAATAGCAAAGTTGGCTCTGCTGCAATCTAGACAGCAAACGCAAGTCACGTTGCCGTGTAATTTAGCGGCTTTGAAGTTTAAAGCTGGCGATACCATTATGGTTACCAACGCTAAAATTGGTTGGTCTGCAAAAGTATTCCAAGTTACAGGGTATAACTTTGCGCTAGGCGGTGATGGCAGCATCATAGTAAATGTAGAGGCTATCGAAACCGCTTCTGAGATTTACGACTGGACATCATCGGACGAAGAAGATTATTTATCAGGTGGTGAGGTTTCTTTGTATGACGGCAGAACTGTTGCCGCGCCTACCGAATTTGATGGTACAGCATCTACAGCCACTAACTTAGATGGAACTATTGCACCACAGATCGTATCAACTTGGACGGCGAGCGCAGATGCGTTTGTTATTAAGTATGATTATCAGTGGTCAACCGATAATTCTAACTGGAATTCTTTTGACGTAGAGGGAACGCAGTTCACTATAAGCCCAACTATCGGTGCGGCAACTTACTACACTAGAGTTAGGGCGGTAAATGAGCTAGGAGTTAGGAGCGCATTTGTAACAGCTAACGTAACAGCTATCGGCGATACAACCGCACCTGCCGTAGTGAGTAGCCCATCAGCAACAGGGGGTCAAGGTTCGATAACTTTAGCTTGGACTAATCCAGCAGATAAGGACTTTTCAAACGCTGAGATTTACAGATCAACGACTACTGATGGTACTTACACAGCGATTGCAAGCGTTTCGGGCGGCTACGGTCAAGCATCATCGTTTGTTAACGGCTCTTTAAGTGACTCGACTCAATATTTTTACAAGATCAAGTCAGTAGATTACAGCGGGAACAAATCAGCTTTTACTGCCATAGTTAACGCAACAACTAGCGCCCCTGCTTCACCACCCAGAGCAGACAATGGATATGTTTATTACACAGTGTCTAGTGCTACTCGTCCAAGCGCCCCAAGTGCAACCTCTTATAATTACGATACCGCAGCTTTTGGAGGTTTGACGACTAATTGGCAGAAGAACCCGCCTACTATAAATGGCGCGGATGGTAAGTTTTGGGCAAGTAGCTTCACTATCACTGAGGCAAGTTTCGGCGGAACTCAGACTATTACTTTTTCCACTCCCTTTGCTTCAACTCAATTCGATGGGTTAGTTACGTTTACTAATTTAAACACTGAATTAGCAAATGAGTCTAGCACTGAGATTACTACTATCAATGGCGGCCTGTTAAAGACAGGTACTATTGAGGGTGACAGAATACGAATTGATGGGGTTGGCATTGATGTTGTTACTAATGGAACGCAAAAAACACTGCAAATAGGTGATGACGGTGTTACTACAGTAAAGATAGATGATCTTGCAGTAAGTGGCGCAAAGATTGCCAACTTAGCTGTAACTGAAGGCAAAATAGCTGACCTTGCGGTTGATACTTTAAAGATAGCAAACCAAGCAGTTAGCATCCCTACTGGTGCATATACTGCTGCAAACTTTTATGCGAACCCTTACCATGATAGCTCAACCGTTAATTATGAAGAGGTGCAATCAGTAACCTTTACGCAGACAGCGGTTCCTACTTGTGTTTTTTGGTCATTTTTTGCTGATATTAGTTCTGGCGATGAGGATTCTGGAGATTTTGGCTATGCAGAAATACATGTTCGGCTCACAAGAAATAATGTAGTTATTGTGGACTATCAAAAATTAGATAGAGTTTATGGCGTGGACTTGAATAAACAAGAAAATATAAGCGGCAGTTTTATTCATACTGGCAGTGTTGGTAGTGCAACATATAAATTAGAAGTTGGAAGAAAAGGTGACTACGGTCAAGTAAGTAAGCGAAGTCTGATAACAATGGCATTGAAAAAATGAAATCATTTATAGTTTATGATTCAGGCGGGAAGATACTTAGATGTGGCACATGTGCTGATTCTGATTTCAATTCTCAAGCGCATGGTGACGAACTTGTCATGGAAGGTCATGCTGATGATATTTTACATATTATATCTGACAGTAAAATTGTTGAAGCTCAAGCTGTTGACGAATTAAGCGAATCGGAAAATATAGCTATAACAAGCAAAGAATTAAGAATTAAAAGAAACGCTAAGTTACAGCGTTCAGACTGGACGCAAATGCCTGACAACCAACTAACAGATACTAAGAAGGCAGAGTGGGCGGCTTACAGGCAAGCACTGCGTGACGCTCCTAAAAACAATGTTAGTGCGACTTCTTTAGATGATATAATATGGCCTACAAAGCCGGAGTAGAAAATGACTTATCAATTAGTACAGGGTGATCAAGCCCCGCAAATACAAGCCACGTTAACCCGCGATGATACCGGCGCGGTTATCGACTTTTCTGGCGGCTCTTGTGCATTAAAGTTTAGGGCTAAAGGTTCAACTACAACCTTATTCACTTTGGCTGCTGCTGATGTGGGCGACAACTTCTTAGAAGGTAAAGCTATATTCTCATTTTCAGGCACTCAGTTAAATCTTAACGAAGGGTATTATGAAGGAGAGCTGGAAGTTACCTATTCTAGCGGCGCGGTTGAAACAGTATTCGCTGTATTAAATTTCTATCTTAGAGCTGATTTCTAATGATTAAAGCAGTTTTTGCATTTAAAAAAGCAGTCGCTAGTATAAGGCTAGGCAACTTTATAATCTTTCGGTTTTTCTTTGAGGCTCTTGGATTATCTGATGTTCAGGCTAAAGGTTTTGGCAAATCTTTAAATGATTCACAAGATATTACAGATTCTACCGATAAAAGCGTTGCTAAGAGTATATCTGAAGTAACTGCAACAAATGATTCTGTTTCTTTTTCCAGTAATAGTCGAGTTAGTGATACAATCGGGTCATCCGATTCAGGTTCTTTACGCAGTCAGGGTTATTGCGCCTTTGACTATTTTTCAGAAGATTATGTTGGCGCAAGCCGAACTTTTTAACAGGTGATTTATGATTAACGAAGACTTAAAGCTACGCGGTGACGTTGCGATAGTATTGAAAGATAAGGACGGCAATATAAAAGATAGCCGTGAAATAAACAACTTGGTAGTTAGCTCTGGACTTGAGTTTATCTGCTCACGCATGGCAGGAACTTCTGCTGGTGTAATGTCTCACATGGCTTTGGGTTCAGGCACTACTGCTGCTTCCGCTGGCCAGACTGATCTAGTGTCGATTCTAGGCTCTAGAGAGGCGTTAGACAGCACTTCAGCTTCTAGCAATACCATTACCTATGTTTCGTCTTTCGAGGCAGGAGAAGGCACTGGTGCGGTTACAGAGGCAGGAATCTTCAACGCTTCCTCTTCTGGCACTATGCTTTGCCGTACTGTTTTCGCTGTTGTGAACAAGCAAGCTGACGACACTATGTCAGTGACTTGGACTATTACTTTAACTGCATCTTAATTAGAAGGGGCTACTAATGTCTACGATTACTACAAGGGCAGGCAAAGGCTCGCCCCTAACTAACAATGAAGTTGATGCTAACTTTACCAATCTGAACACTGATAAGGCAGAGCTTTCGGGCGCTACCTTTACGGGCGAAATCACAGCCAACGGCGGCATTGCATTGGGCGACAACGACAAGGCTACGTTTGGTGCTAGTGATGACCTACAGATTTATCATGATGGGTCGCATAGTTATATCAAAGACGCTGGTTCAGGAATTTTGTATGTGCAAGGCTCTGGTCAAGTTAGAGTCGGAGGTTCAGATGGCACTACAGGCGTAGAAGTAAATGAAGGTGGAAATGTAAAGTTACGCTATAACAATGCTAACAAACTATCCACCACCTCCACAGGCATAGACGTAACGGGCAATGCTACTTTTGATGACAACGGCAAAGCCATCTTCGGTGCTGGCTCTGACCTACAGATTTATCATGATGGAAATCACAGTTATATTAGCGAACAAGGCACAGGAAACTTGCGGATTTATGCCAATGACCTTGTGCTTGCAAACAATGACGGATCACAGACATTTTTGTATGGGCAAAACGGTGGGCCTGTCTCATTAAGCTATGCCAATAACGCAAAACTAGCCACCACCTCCACAGGCATAGACGTTACTGGCACAGCCACGGTCGTAGGAACAACAACGTCTGGTATCCTGCTTAAAAGTG